TACTGGCAGATAAAACTTCTCCAACTTGATATCCGGTATTTGCTAGTAATACTTGTACCTGAGAAACATTGCCAACTCCATTGATTACATACTGAAAACCAGTAACACCACCAATTGTATTAGAAACTGCCGATAAAACATCACCAGTTTGATATCCTGAACCTTGATTGACAATTGATACTCCAGTGACAGCTACAATTTGACCTGCTGTGCTGACAGTAATATCGGCTCTCATTCCGGATCCGGATCCGCCAGTTAGAGATACATTTGTAAATATTTGAGAGGCACCACCACCAATATCACCACCAGATCCTCCATTCTGGATACTACCAGTAAATGGAGAAACAGTAATGTCTGCTGTTGCTCCTGTCCCAGAACCACCAGTTAAGGGAACACTTACATAAGAACCACCAACATATCCACTACCACCACTAGTAATATTTCCAGTTATCGCTCTTACTACTAAATCCGCTTTTATACCAGTACCAGAACCACCAGTTAATGGTATTGAATCAAAAGTTCCGGAACTATAAAGAGATCCTGGATTTGTTATTGTTATACCATTAGCTCCATCTGGTACAGATGATACCAATGTTTTGAAATTTTGTAGTGCTACAAAATCTGTTTTACTAAAAGAAGCTACCGAATTTCCGTCTGCCGCGACATATAAAGACTTTCCAGGACCTCTGAATATTCCTACATCGGGAGCATTTGTGAAGAAAAGAGCTGGCGACTGAACTGTGCCATCGCTCATACTAAAAGCACCTTCTCCCACAGAAGTCTGGACATTAAACAAATCCTGAGCGATTTGATTAATTTTTTGCCTTTGAATTTCAAAGGTATCTGTTTTAGCAACGGATCTAAGAATTGCGGGCATCTTTTATTAACTCTCTCAGTAAGGACTTGATTTCAGAGACTTCTTCCTTCAAGTTATTTATGTCTTCAAGTACATTAGTTAGAGCCTTAGATTTGCGTCTAGATTCAATAGCAGCAATATCTTTATTGAGAATTGCTCCAGTACTCATATCTCGAACTAATCCATCATGTCCTTCTACTTTAGCGTAATTCATTAGAAAGAAGCAACAGCACGAATATCTTGAATTTTTGGAACGTAAGCAGGATCTACAGACTTCATAACAATCTTAACCGCAAAGGATGAATATTCTGGCAAGTTAGAAACACTGTACTTAAATTCTTGGTATGAAGACTGCTTCTCAACAATTCCAGAAATGCTATTTTCGCTACTTGCGATCTCAAGTGTATCTGGTAATCCAGTTCCATTAAAATAGATCCAATCAATGTCTTCGAAGTTTTCCTGACTTGATGCTCTCTTGTATCTATAGAGTACTTCAATATTCTGTACATCTTTAACATTAGCCGTTAGACGAACATCAATTGAAGTAGCGGGACTTCCAATCGAAACTTCTTTTGTTACATACTTCGCAACAGCAGAGCTATTTTTAGAAGTGTTATCGGAAACATAATCAATACCGTCTGTATATGCGATACTCTTAACTTCCAAGAAAGAAGCCTGATCATTTGGTTGATTTGGATATTTGATAAAATCACCAACTCGGAAAATATCTGATATCTGATCATTGGTATCCGCATTTCTATTAAACACTGGATTATCGATAATTCTTCCAAAGAAATCATCTAGAATTGGATTGACATCAACGCGAACAATTAGTTCTTGTGTCTTATTATTCCAAACTACTGTTTTGCCGGTGATAATATTATCGTAGGTTTCTAAAATCACGGATGGATTGCGAGCAATAATAGTCGAAGCATCGGCAATCGATACTAGTACTTGAGATGGATTTGAATCAATCACTGTGTTTGCGAGCGATAACTGATTTCCAAGAGTTACACCCTCGCCTCTCTGGAAGAATTGACTTGTCTTTACTCTAACCCAAACATTATTTCCTTCAACCTTGGCAATTGTTCCTGTTGCTTTGGTAGTTTCTCCGGTAATAGTTTGATTTGACTGAATTTGAGTTCCTCCATTTCCAGAAATTTCAAATCTATAAACTGGATAGAATTCAATGATTTGATCTCTTCTACCAAATCTGTCTTCTTTTCCTTTAGCAAACTCAACACGGTTTGTTACCGATTTTAATGAAGCACTGGAAAGATCAATTACTGGTGAAAGATATGATTTAGTAGAAGAAATGATCATCTTATATGTTAAAGATCGATCAATATTGTTCAGGGTCTCATTGATTTGAGAAACAACCATTTTTTGATTTGTGAAATAATGTGGCTCATTCAAGAAAGTTTTTTCGTAATCTGTCTGAGAATAAGAAACATAATTTGTGGTCGAAGAATCTACTGGAACAACATTAGTAGTTTTAACAAATGTATCAAGTTTTGTTCCTGTAACAGTCAGATAATGAATTTGTGGATAGAGAACTTCAAACTTTCTATTGTAAGTAGCATAAACATTCGTACCACCTCCAACAGCATTTCCAGATGCTTTGGAAATTGATCTAATGTTATAGCTATCGATACCAGAATTACTTACTTGGAAAAGGGTGCTATTTAAAATATCGGATGTAATACCAGCAACTTCTTCGGCGCTTCTGTAAAATACATATGACTTACCAAAACCTTCAAATCCATTATCTCTGTGATTGACTTTGATAATGCTGTTATTGTTCTTGAACAGTTTTGATGTTGCGTTTGTATTAGCACTAGCATTGGTTTCAAATGGATTTGATCCGAGAAGTTCATATCCAAGATTTGTATTTGTTAGGAGAAGTTCTGCTGGTCTGGTAATATTAAATTCTGCTCTATACAACTTGAATTTAAGATCCTCAAAAATATCTTCTGTCCAAGTATCAATATTTTGAGATCTGTAAACAGAACCGAGGGATGGTTGGGTTGTAATAACAGTGCTGGTTGAAATATCGATATCTCCAAGACGTGAGCTCCAAATTTCGTAGTCAACGGAATCTGTTTCTAAAATAAGAGCATATTCCGTGTCATTTTGTAAATAAACTGGATAATCAAATCCAAAGTAAGTTGGAATAGTCGAATTTGTAACTCCATCCGTATCTATAGCCACACCCATAGTAACTGCTGGTGTGTCAATCTCAATGAAAGTTTCAATCTCACAACCACCAGCACCATTTCCAACTCCCTTAACAACTACAGATGGTGCTTCTGTATATCCAAATCCTGTTAAAGATATCTCGGCATTGTATACTTTACCACCGGAAACTTCAATACGAGCAGTTGCTACAGATCCACCTGGAAGTTGTGGACTTTCAATTGTTAAAATTGCGCTGCTGTAATTTAGACCTGGGTTCTTAACTCTAATATCTGATAGTTTTCCACTGTCTTTAGCAATTGTTAATTTGAGATCTGTACCATCTGTAGCATTTGCTAAAGTTACCGAAGGTATGATTAAATCTTCATTTTGCTTGAATGACTTACCATTATGATTTCCAAGGACAAGAGTATATACTTGCTCATTTGTCAATGAATATCTTCCGGAAGTCGAAGCGGTGAGTTCTATTCCATTCTTGTCAATAATTTTTAATATTGGACCACTTGCCGAAGAACTTGATCCCGTGACAAGTTCTCCTTTTGTCACGGATACATTACCATTTGTATAGCACTTGAGGAAAGTATTGGGATTTAAAGTTTTTTCGGTTCCAGGAATTACATTCTTTCCAGGTTTTCCTGAAACAACATCTGTCAGATAAACTTTAACTGGAATATTGCTGCTCTTTTTGGAGAAGAATAAATCGACACCAGTAGTAAATAATCCACCATCATAGTTCTCGATTTTGAAGGTCTGAGCCAATGGGTTTGGTCTTATTGGGTTGTCAGTATTATTGTCTACAATCTGTACACCTTCGTTTGATTTGAAGTATGCTGGTTTTGTAGAAACAATACTTGCTGGATTTTGCGGTAACAATCCAGTCGCATAGTATTTTACCTCAGCATATGTGTCAACAGTTTCTTTTGAAGCATCTGTTGGACTTGAAGTAAATCTAAAAGTAAGAACTCCTGTAGTAAGACGAATTTCTTCACCAGATGTATCATAATCGATTGTGGCGACATCACCGGTCCAGGTAGCATTTTCTCTGGGAGGTACTCCAGCAGGAACTAGAATTAACCCACTGGCGTTTCCATTTTCGTCTGTAGTAATTTTTCCATTGAATGCTGACAGTGAATTACCAGCAATTCCAGTAAATCTCAAATCTGGATTTACCCAACGATTTACATTTCTTCCCTCAAGAAACACATTTACAGTTGTATTTGGCTTTAGTCTCCTGATGACATACTTTACTGGAATACTTCTAACAAAGAACGATAGAGCATTTGATACCAATTTTCCATCGATTGAATTTGTCTGTACTCCTTTGCCAATATCATTGTTCTGTGGACTAATATTTGAAGAACTCGCAACTGAAGCGATCGAAACAGCAGAAGTTGCTTGTTGAGTATTTACTTCACCTAGAGAATTGATGGAAGTGAATGACGGAGCAGTTCCAACCCAATTTACAATGAATGAATTGTGTAAACTGGAGAAACTTTCTTTTGAATCATCTTTTGCTAGGAAAATATTAAACAGACTGGTATTTGTATCAACCACTACTGGATCAATGCTTTGATCATACCAGTGATCAATATTTGGAGAAACTTCAGCATCACCAACATATTGAATAACAACAAATGGATTTGGGTTGAGTGTTTTTGAGGCAAATGAATTGCCAAGTAATTCTAGATTGCTATATGGAAGAGTTATAATATTTCCAGATTTTTGATATCCAGCAACAGATCTTTGATCTTGTCTTGTGTTAACTTCTTTTAGGAAGATTGAATCTTCCTTAGACTGTGGACGTAATACAGACTGCTGACTGTCAATAGCACACTTGTAATCTAGTGATAAAAGATTTCCTACGCGATGACTTTCAAAGTTATCTACAAAGAAACCACTCTTAAATCTGTCTAATCCAATTTCATCTTTGACCTGCATATTAAGAGCTTGTTGCTCCAGAATACTTAAGGTTGTATAGTACTCAAGACGCTCGATACGCTTCTCGAGCTTTCCAATATCTCTCATTGTATACCTGCGATTATCCACAGGGGTCACTCTTACATCTTTACTTGTCTTTGTGTATGCTGGCACATAGACGTAAAATAGTGAAACAGCATCATCAACAGTATCTGGTTTTGATGGGTTGAGTGATGAATTTCCTTCTTTTACTAAGAACTCTCCTCTCTTATTCAAGAAAATACCATCGATGCGATCAAGATATTGAACTTGACTGAACGAGAATGTGTATTCTATATTTGGATCCGAAGCAGGTGTTACAGCAATAACAGATCCAGGACCGGAGAACTGTCCGGTGGTTACTTCTAGAGATGAAACATCTTGATATCCAGTAATTATAGAATTATTATCTACTTTTGGTCTGAAATCGAGAACGTTTTTTAGTTCAAGATTTCCGTGAACTGAAGAATTGAATGCTGGAATTTCATCTTCGCCAACTCCAGCTTCATGTAAGTAACTATCAATGGTACAGAAATCGCCCTGCGAATGTTCAAAATAATCAAAAGCAATGAGTATCTGTCCAGAAGTTGGTTCAAATCCTGGTTTTAATACAATTCTAGAAACATCATAAATCGTGTCCCTTTGCCCGTTGTCAAAAGTAAATCTAGATGTAACATCAGTTCCTGAGATTAGATTACCAGCACTATCTACATCAGGTGGTTGTGTGCTGGTTCCTTCATAAACATATCTCAATTTGAAGGCATCTGAGTAAGAAAGAACTTCAACAACTTCATTATCATAATCAGTTCCTCTGAAAGGAAGTACTCTGTCTCCAGATGAGTTAACGACAATTCTCTTGTTTCTTACTGCCGTTTTTAATCTTGGTTTGGCATTGCTTACTTCCAGTGTTGCTGTAAGCTTTAATTTTGGGAAAGTTCCATTTGAGGGAATTGATCCAAAATATGTTGATGGAAGATTTAAACTAATACTTCCTGATGTCAATCCACTAGAAGTATCAGTGGAAGAAGAAATTTCAATCGCATCTGGACTTACGTAGATAATATCTCCGTTTTGAATACCCGCAGCATCTCCTCTATCCAAAACAGTAATGATGAAATTACTCTCGGTGAATGCTGAAAATCTTTGTGTTCCAAATGGAAGTTGCGCGGCGAATGTAATTGTTCCACCACTAGTTGAAGCAGTAGTAACAAAATCTCTTCTGAAATAATACTTAATCTTTGTATCATCGCCACCAGCAGAAATTTTTTCTACTTGTTTGCTGCCAGTTGGGAACAATAAAGTTCCTGAATTTGGATTTTGTAGTTTTGGTCTTAAACGTACAATACTAGTGTTGCTAACATCTCCTGGAAGAACTGTATCGAGATAAATTCTTGTCTTCGATGATCCTGATGGTTTAGTAGCATATTGAACCGTTGCTCTAACTAGATTATTATCAACATCGGAAAACTGGATCATGTCTCCCTGTACTAATAGAGAACTAGCATCAGCACTGAAACTAGTTGACTCTATGAAGTCATATCCCTGTGATCCAAAGAATGTAAAATCAGTAACTGACTTGATTTCAGAGTACTCTTGATCATCAACTAGAATATCAGCACTAAATGAATTTGCGTTACCGGAACCATATCTACAACCAACTGATTTTACATTTTGGGGGGTGTAAGTTACTACAGTATCTCTGAACAAAATCGGAACAATAGCAGCACCAGCATTTGGTGGAGTAGCTCCATCTGGATTTTTAACACTTACTGCTGGTGGTTGAGAATATTCTGTATTGAGAGCATTTCTGTTATTAATGATCGCCTTATAAACTTTTCCATCTCCAGTCAATGACAATTGAACTTTAGACGAATCAAATTCTAAACCATTGATAATAATGGTAGCACCAGCAGAATATCCAAGACCTCTATTTTGAATAACAAAATGTGAAATTGTGTTTTCTTTCGCAATTTTTATGGTATTTCCAGATTCATCTCTAATTGTTTCTCCTGGAATAAATCTGCCAGAAAGAGTTGTTACGAATAAAAGATTACTGGTTGTATAAACTCCACTTGGAGCACCCTCTACAACGCCATATGCGCCACTAAAAAGACCAAACACATACTTGCCTTCATCAAATGCGTCTGTGCCTGTTAAAACCGATTCTAGAGTTATCTTGGTAAAGAACTGTGGATCAAAATATGATAACCCGAAAATGGAATTATACGCGGATGTTCCTCTTGAAAGACGCCCCTTTGATAGGATAATATCAGAATCTGAATTAAATCCGGAACCTCTTTTTTGTAGATAAAAATTACTTGGCTTTACTTTACCAATGACTGGAGTAATTGTTTGACGATAATCTACAATAAATCCAAATTCATTATCATCATTTTGAGCATCATTTTCAGAAAGGAATAATCTTCTTCTAAATTCTGAATCCCCATTGTCATATTCGAGTAGAAGAAGTTCTAATTCATCTTTCGGACCAGTTACAGTGAGCTCTAAGAATTGTACTGATACTGATGGATTGATCAGGGGTTTGTTTACAGTAGCATATGAAAGAGAACTAATTCTCCCAACTGATGTTGGAGATCCAACATCACTTCTCGATTTGATGAAATATAGAGTTCCAATCAAGTTTTGGAATGTACCGTCAGTAATAGATCCAATTAAAGTAGTTGTGCTACTTACTTGAATTGTAATAGTTTTTAAAGCATCGTTTGAATTAAAAATTAAACCTCTTCTATTCAAAGTTTGCCTGTGATCTGATGGCAGTTCGGTATTATTCAATCCAATAGATCCATCATTAAATGATGAATACAAAAATACATCTGGATAAGCAGTTAAATCCGATCCTTCTTTATTCAGAGGCACACTGCCATACACATTAGTAATGTTGAATGTAGGAAGACCTTTTGTTTTTAATGTGACGTTATCGCTACTTAAACTTTCTCTTGCTTTATTAATTTCAAGATACTTTGTTTCTTTGTTGACAATTTCATATCCTTTGATATATGCTTTTCCTGGACCAATGCTGGCGATCATTTTTCTTGAAGCTTCTCCAGCAGATAAGTTGTTATACAGACCAAACTCATCAACTGAATATATTCCTCGGTTGCCATCCTTTTGGGCGTATTCTCTGATATCAATAGAGAAATTATCTACAACATAATCTCCACTTTCATCAAAAGTTCTTCTAGCGAGAGTTTCTTCTAGTAAATTGTAATTCGTTACAGATACTTTCTTTTGTATAACCCCTCTTGAAACTGTTAAAAGTTGAATGAAGTTTTTATCTGTAATTGCGTTAAGGTCAAATTCTTTCAGTGAAAGTGTGATCTTTAATCTATGAGATCCAGGAGCAGTATAATTTGAAGATCCAATTGCGTTATCATAAAGTGATGGATCTTCTTCGGGAGTTACTATCTGTTCATTGATGATAAATCCAACTTTTGCTGATGGTTTATCGTAATACTCCTCGATTACTAATAATTCGGATTCGTTTCTGACGAAGTAACCGTTTATAAAATATATTCCCTCTTCTACTTTTATAGCAGATCCGTAACCCATCGCAGGACTTTCAATGGACGTTACTTCTCCAGTATCAGGATTTGTGATACTAATACTCGTTGGTAATACACTGCCATCGGTTCCAACAACCAACAGGGGAGTGTTTATACCATTAACAACTTCTAGAGTTTCTCCTTGTCTAAAAGTTGGCTCTGTATTAGAATTTCCACTTGTTAGATAATTAACAAAGATCGTATCAGCTGAATTTTCTGTTGCTTCTTTGGTTGCTAAAATAGTAGCAACAACACCAGAAGTTAGTCCAATTAATTGTTGGCCAACTAACTGGGAAATATCATATTTCTTATAAACTATATCGTTTCCTTCACTAACTGCTACCTCGGAAACAGATGATAATTTTACATAATCCAATTTTGTGTTGAGACCAACCTCACCGGGGATAACCATCTCTCCCTGTTTGAAAGCATATCTTCCGAAACTTTCAATTTGATTTTGGAGGGTAGATTGTAATTGGGTTAATTCCCTGCCTTGAATGGAGTAACCTGGGCGAAATAGAATCTTATAGAAGTTCTTCTTCGCATCAAAGTCCTCATAGTAAGGATTTACGTTAAGGTTGGTCTTCTGTGGCATTGTACCTCGCCAATAATACTAGCATTCTCGTTGAAGTATTTAGCGAAGTTTTTAGAGATCAGAACTCGATAACGAGTTTGATATCTTCAATTTGGTCTGGAGCACGAGTAATTAGACGACGGTTTTCGACGTAAATTACCTCACCAGAATTATTTCTAATCTCAGGATTTGCCAGACCATTGGTGAAGGTAGAACCAAGCAACGATGCGTTGTATGAAGTGTTTACAGTTCCGGAAGCATTTGAGAGTTGACCGGTGATTGCGTTAGCTCCATTGCTTTCAAATGCTCTCACAACACCCGCATCAGTGTGTGCGTCATTCGTTTGGATATATTTAAGAACACCAGCGGTTGTTGACCCAGAATCAAGTGTCCAAGAAACTACAGTACCATAAGCAGTACCACCAGTTACAGTCTGTTGAATTCTTTCATCACTAACAAAGTCTGCTGTAGCTCCGGTGATTTTAATTGCTCTTAAACCAGATAGAGTATCTGCTGTTGAGAAAGTTGTAGTTCCGTGATTATATGGATCTTTGAGAATTCCAATTCTGCGGAAATCGTTGTCTACAGGGAAATCTCCAGAACCCTCAGCATAAGTTAGACGAATATTTGTCATAACTCTCTTTGCGTTCAATTCTGTTTCATGGTCACTACCATGTCCACCGAGAGGAGGAAGAATTGCTTCTAGAGCGCCTCTTGCTGATGCCCCAACAGAAACTGAAGTAGTCAAACTAGCATTTGAATAAACATTACCATTTACAAGTCTAATGTTGGCATAAGTGTAACCAGAACCTCTTGCTTCAATTTCAGCAGAAGTAATTACGCCGCTACCATTAGTTACAAACTTAACTTTACCACCAGTTCCATCACCAAGAATTGGGGTGTAGAGTGTCTGAGAAGCAGGAAGAGCAGTTCCAGCATCTTCAATGAGAACAACATCAACTGCTCCATCTACTGCTGCTGCTGTAACTGCTTGACGAGAAGAGTTTGATGGAAGAACGATTGGCATGAAGTCTGACGAAAGGAACCTCAAAACATCGTCAGTGGGCATAGTGTACATATACTTCCAGATGTAACCGGCTCCTGTTGTTTCTTCATAAAGACCAGTTGCTGAAGTATAATTAGCACCAGTAGTAATTGGTTCTTCTGTTGCGTTCTGTCCACTAGCGTTTGATGGGTTTTCGCCATTGTATAGGCACTTGAAAACTTCATACGCAGAGTTCATTACATAGAACTTAGCATCGGCAATAGAAGTTGCGCCAGTAGCAGTTGTCTTACCAATTTGTCCACCACCACCAGGAGTTGCTGAGTAATCTGGCTTCCACATATCAAATTTGGGATTGGCAACTAAATCCCAATTGTAACGACGAATTACGGCTCTAGCAAATGAATCAGTAATGCGCTTGGCTGCGATTAGTTCGTCATAGATTGCGTTTTTCTCTGCTTGGTTATCTAGAGGGAGAGGTGGAACATCTTCTGTAG